CACCGTAAGCCGCCTGCAAGAACGAGTCCCAATTAGCGTTGAACATGTTCATGGTCGGATAGGGATCTTCGCCTGCCGCTATAGCGGCGTCGAGTACTATCTCATTGAGCTGCTTCCTCAGCCACTCCTCCCACGAACCCCGTGCAGGGTCGCCGAACTCTGGCGGGTCGAAACCCTCGAACTCTTCACCGTACGGGTCCTCTGGATCGCCGCCGGCATCACCACCTCCGAGGTCAACGCCGCCGCCAGTGTCGCCAGTGCCGCCACCAGTGGGCTCAGGGCCAGGCCCTACCCAGCGATATCCACCAGAGACTGGGTCCCATTCATACGACATTATCTATCAGCCTCCGAGGGAGTGACGGTGCTTCTGAACTCATCCTCAAAGTAGAACGGCTCGTCATCGATGTACAACCAAGCAAGCATCCGTCCATAGTGGTCCGTGTCTCCGAATAGTGGGTCTCTCACGAGGTATATTGTAGCACCGTCCTGCACAGCCTTGGTGAGGGCGTCCTGCAGGCGCTTCTTGTCGTCCGCAGCACCATCGTTATCGAGGCCGTAGTCCCGAGCATTGACACCGAGCAGACGCACCGTACGGTTCTCCTGGGCGCCTCGGCGCTCCTTGAACACGATGGTGTCCCCGTCCGGGATGTACCGGATATAGGGCTTCGTGACGCCGGTACGCAAGCCGCCGTCCTCTTCAAACGGAGACAGCGGTTGCGGTGGCTCCCACTCCAGCGGGCCGTACGTCCGAGCGTACTTGTTGTCCCAGATGTCCTGCCAGGCGATAGGCAGATTGCTGGTCGCCCAGAGGTTGCCGAACTCCTGAGCCATTTCCCGGGCCTTGGAAAGGGGAACCCCACCCACCTCGTCACGGTACTGGTCGCCGAGGCGGTCGGCCCGGAGCTGCCAGTTGGCCAGGTCGTCCCGCCAACCTTCAGCAAGGTCCGGGTTCTGCTTGGCCTTGGCCAGCTCCGCCTCAGCGGCCCGGGCCCCTACTCCACGCTCAGATATGTAGTGGTCGTAGGCCGGCCGCACAGTGGAGAACAGTGGGCTGTCGACATCGGTGATTACGTCCTGTACCTCGTTGAAGAGCTGCAGGCCGGTCATGCCAGAGGTCAGATCGATCCCGAGGCCAGCAGCGATCTGGTTAACCTCGGGGGTGAAGTAGTTGAATTTGACATTCTGGAACTGTTGGCTCAGCTCAGCATCATCGAGGCCCGGCCACGAGCGGCCCCACGGCTTCTCGTCCGCTGGAATCCTGATGAGCTCCCGGATGCGGTCGTAGTCCTCGGTGCCCTTGATCGGGTCGACGCCCTGCTGCTTGGCGTAGTACTCCTCCATGCGCTCCTCCATGGACCACCAGTTGTTCCAGAGGTCACGGGCGTCCTCGACAGCGAACTCTTCACGGAACTTCGGGTCGGCCAGGAACGCATCGATGATCCGCCTGGAGTCTTCGCCCACGGCCTGCTCCCAGATTGCATCGTTGACCTGCTCAGCGGTGTACTCGTAGATCTTCTTGGCCACGCTCTCTTTGCTGGCCTGCATGAGTCCGATGATGCGCTTGGCCCGCTCGATCGGAACCACAGGGCGGATGTAGCCGGCGTCCACGTAGGCTTGGTGCAGGGCCCGGCCCTCAGGGGTCGAGCTCGACCGGTACACAGTCTCGGTCCCGTCGAGACCGGCCTGGACAGCAGACGGGGTCCAGTCCCAGGAGCCGACGAGGTTGACGGCCAGGCTAGGCTGCTGTGAGATGAAGAGATCCCGCTGCCAGGAGGGCAGATCGAAGAAAGCCTTCCGCACATCGTTGGCGTACTGCCGGCGCAGGTCCGGGTCTTCCAGGTCGACGTTGGCGAGCGACGGCCGCACCGCCAGCTCGGGGAACTTGTCAGCGGCCTCCACCCACACATCGAAGATCTCGTGTAGGTTGGTCTCGTACTGGTTCGACGCCGGGAACACCATGCGGCTGACGGTCTCCAGAGCGTGCGAGCTGGCAACGTTGTTGTCGGCCTCGTGGCTCAGCGCCAGGAGCAGGGTCTCCACATCCTCGGGGGTCTCTGCCTGCAGCAGACGCTGCAGCTCTTCCGGCTGTGCGAGCATGGCCGAGAGCTCCCTTGTGCGGTCAAGCTCTCGGGAGATGTCGCCAAGCATGTTGGTGGCGAAGAAGTAGGGCTCGTGGTTCACGAAGGTGGCTGCGTCCACAGCCAGCGAGATCGTGGAACCCACGGTACCGCCACCCAGCAGACGGGGGACGATGCCGGTGCCGGCGGTGTACTTCACCGAGGGGACGAAGTCTCCCACGATGTCCACCAGCTCCTGGTACCGCTCCGGGTCGTCGATCGGGTCGGCCAGATTCTGCAGCAGCATGTCGATGCCCCACATGGGGACGTAGCCTATGCCGGGCAGGATCGCACCGAACGGGTTGTCCCCGCCGGTGGGCAGGAAGAACAGAGGCGAGAAGTCGGTCTCGTCGGCGCCGGGCAGCAGCCCGCCCTCGCCAAACACTCCCGGCAGGTCCGGGTGCAGCCCCTTGTCGATCGTGAAATCGGTATGGGCCAGCCGGCTCATCATGGCCAGCGGCTTCGGGTTGAACGGGATGAGGTGACCGAACTTGTCGTACATGGTCCGCATCCCGAGCAGATTTTTCTGGTTGATCTGGCCACGGAGCATCGGCTTGCGCATGACCTCCCGGCCCCAGAACCCTGCCATGTCAGCCCACGGCCGGCCGAAGGGAAACACCCCTTGCGCCTGCTGACCGAGCCTCGTGCTGCGGTCCCAGGTGAAGAGCATGTTGTCGATCTCTCGCTCTACGGTTCGCTCCACCAAGTCGTCGATGTAGCCCTGTGGGACATAGCCCTTGTCGAAGGCAGTCTCGTACAGCATGTCCTTGAGACCGGTACGGGTACCGCCAGAGATGCCCTTGAGCCCGAGCATACGCTCCAGCTCGGCATCACCGACAATGGTCATTTTCTGTGAATCGAACAGCCGCTGCAGGCGGGCCGTCTCAGCGGCACGCACTTGCTCGGCAACCAGCCCTCTGCGGTAGTTGACGGGGTCCATGAACCAAGCATCGAAGAACGTCTCGGTCATGGCCGACACAGGGTGCCTGGCGCCGAGCTCTTTCTTCACGCCACGGATCGGACCGAGGTTGTCAAACACAAAGCTCGGCAGCTCCTTGGGGATACCGCCGGCGCCGTCAATAGCGGCAGCGGTCTCCCGGAACGCTGCGAGGACATCATCGAACACGCCATTCTTGTTGGCGGTGGAGAGAATGACCTCCTCGAACAGCTTGCTCCATCCGTCGAATGCTTCGTCTGCTCCAGACAGGAGCCGGGTGTGCATGTTGCCCTTGGCGTCCTTGGACAAGGCCACGCTGGTGCGCAGCTTCTCCCCGTCAGTGCCGGCGAACCACTCACGGAACGCCGTACGTCCACGGAGGAAGGCACGGAACCCGGAGTCCTGCAGCAGGCCACCGGTCCAGCGTTGGGCGGCTTCTAGGTACTGCGCCTCGTTCGGCTGAATGTCGTGCCAGCCCAAGCCGTTGCCGTCGTGGAGCTGCCGCTCGGCAGCCTTGAGGTAGGTGGGATAGTCAGACAGGGCCTGCAAGCGCTTCTGACTCACAGGGTCGAGGTGTGCTGACCCGGAGCGGACCGCACGCCGGCTGGCGGGGTTGCCGAAGTTCTTGGCCATGTGGGCAGCACGGGCACGCAGGAACAGGGCCCGGTCCCGCTGCCAGCGGAGGAACCCGTCTCGCACTCCGAAGACGTGCATGTCACGCATGAGCTCGTCCCAGCTCACCGTCACGGCGGTGGCCGGCCGGAACACCTTGTCGATCTTCCAAGCGTTGTTGAGTCCATGAGCTGCGTCCCGCAGAGTCTTCACAGCGATGTTGTGGCTGAGCCGGGTGTATGCGGCTCCGCCCTTCTCAGTGGCGAGCAACAGCTCCAGCGGTGACGCTGGCACGTTCACGGCCACAGCGGAGTCTAGGGTGCTGGACAGGCGTTTCACCAGGGTCTCAGCCTCGATGCCGAGCTCCTCGGCGACGGCCTTCATGTCCTCCGACAGGAACTTGCGGGGACCCTCGGACACCAAGGCATCGTCAGCCTTGCTGAACAGGGAGCCCTTCTTAAGCTCTTCCCACGGCACAAGCCCTGTTTCTGGATCTATCTTGCCGGCCCACGCCGGGTTGGTGGCGATGTTGGTGCGGTTGTAGTCGTCCCACATTTCTTCGACCAGCTTGGCAAGCTCGGTGGTGTTGGCCTGCTCCTGTAGCAGCTTGTCGATGGTGCCGTACTCCGTGTCGAACACCTTGGCGAGCTCATCGTACTGAGCCTGCAGCTCACGAACCGCACGGCGGGCCTCGACCCCCCTGGGGCCCTTCTTGTTGGCGGGGTACGGGGAACCGCCGAGCCGGTCAAGCAGCTCGTCTAGCTCGTGCCGCACCGGCTCCAGCAGCTTCAGCCTCTCGGCTGCCTCTCGGTGAGCGTGGGCAGCTTTACGTTGAAACTCCATGATCCGGGTCTGCCACATGTCGGCCTTGACTACGTCGTCTCCCCAGATACGGAAGGTGGTCTCGATGAGGCGGTCAGCGGCACGGGTACCCGTGAGCTCTAGCCGGCGCACTGTGTTCTGGGGGGACATGTACCGGGAGACCCAGCGTGTCCCCTTGTTGGTGCGTGCGGCTTGACGGATGGCCTGGTTCCAGTGTACGGCCACGGCCGACCGGTTGGCACCGTCCGGTATGTTGCCACGCAAGATAGCTCTCTTGGTGGCTGCTCCCAGAGCCTCCATGTCGATCGCACCCAGCAGCACGTCCTTGGGGAAGAACTGATCCGGGCGGGTGATTACGTCTCCAGCGCCGGCACCCTTGAGCGCCTTGCGGGACTGCCGGCCCTTCATGAAGACATCGAGGGACTGGCCCACAGGTTGGGGGGCCATCGGGAACTCAACCGTGACGCCCAGTTTTTCGGCCTGCTTCTTGATGAAGGAGAACCCAGCATCGGAGATCCCCGTGCTTGCAGCCAACCGGTCGAGGGGGTTCATCTTGAGGCGGTGCGCCTCCTCGATGACGTACTCTGCCACAGTACGGCCGTCAGCGAGGGTGACTGGGCCGTCTTTTGCCCCGCCTGTGTACTTGGTCTTGAAGCCTATCTCGTCGCCCTGGAAACCGCCGATGGCTCGCCTCACTCCACCCTTATCCACATGCACGAAGACGGCGCCCTTCTGGCCAGGCACGATGTGGGCAGTAAGGATACTCCCGTCCGACATCTCCTGAGAGGCCAGTATGCGGGCAGCTCGCTCCTCCTCCTTCACACGGTTGAACAGTCGATTCTGAGAGGTGTCGGCCGCACTGACGAGCCGGTCTACTACCCCCTCGGTGACGGAGGTACCTGTCAGGTTGGCCGGCCGGCCGGCGAAGTCGTCCACGATGTTGAGGCGCACAGGGACATGGTTGATGCCGGCCTGCTCCGCAGCGAGGATACGCTTGACACCGTCGTCCACGAAGACAACGCCGTCGCCCCGGGTGATGGTGATGCTTGCGTACTCGTCGAACCCGTTGGCCAGGATGTCGTCAACCAGCGGAGAGACCTCCAGGGACATGACACCCTGCCGTTGGGCGTCGTCCACCAGGGAGGACAGGAACTTGGTTTCGACCTCCATAGCATTCTCTGCGCCAGACGTAGCTCTCCACCTGCCTCTCGGGATCTGCCGGCTCTGCCACCCAGTGATCTCCAGGAGCTCGGTGACGAAGCGGCTGTCGGCCCACGAACTGACGTGCAACAGCTCGGCCATTCCTGCGGAGGCGGAGCGGGCTATGCGGGCAGTGTCCCGGGCGAACTGCATGGTGATCGGGTGACGTGCAATCGCCTCGGCGCTAGCGAACGACGTGGCCTTGTTGGTGGCCACGGAGCCACGGGGGCCGAAGATCCAAGTCATCGGGTCGAAGGCAATGCCGGAACCGAGGTCCAGGAGCAGCCCGGACAGGGAGCCATCGATGCCAAGAGCGGCGGAGGGGGTGTGGTCGTAGTACTCGGAGGTGCTCTCCAGCTCGGAGAACAGCTCGCCCCAGCGTCCGTGGATAGCATCGTCGAAGTAGTCGCCGTCTGTCAGGAACAGCGAGAAGTAGGTGGATAGCCGGCCCGGCACGTTGCGGCCGTATGCGGCCATGATGTCGAGCAGCTTACCCGAGGCACGGAAGTCTGTACCCTCGAAAGCCTCGATGGCTTGCCTCTCCTCGGCTCGTAGCTCTTCGACCACGTCAGCCATCTGCTGCATGGCGGTGTCGTCCTCCATGACATCGGCACGGAAGAAGTTGAACGCCATGTCGGGATTGAATCCGGCCATGAGTAGGTACCGGTCGTGCTCGGCCTTGTTCGTCTGAGGCATCTCATCCCAGATTTCCCGGGCGGACCGGTAGGCGGTCTGGCGAATGAGTTGTTCATCTGGCGCATTATTCAGGACCGCCATGTTCTCCCGAATGCGCTCCTGCTCAACCTCGTGCTCGGCACGCAGCGCATCGTAGGTACCGTGACCCGGGCTCAGGGCCTCGATGCCCCACAGTGCGCCCTCGATTCCCTGATCGGCCTTGTCCATCATCCACGGGAATACACCCACCACGCCGTCAATGCCACGGTGGATGAAGCCCTTGTCTTGCAGCACCTCGTACGGGTCCACGCCCTGTGCGAGCTGGGCCTCCATCTCAGCCCGCTCCTCAGCGAGCTTGTCCTCGATGGTCTCGCCCTCACGCAGCAAGCCGTCTCCGTAGTTGCGGATAGCGGCCTCCCAGGCACGGCGCCGAACATCCATGCGGGCATCGATGCGGTCCTCGTACTTGGACAGCGGATTCCAGTACAGCTCGGCTACCTCTCGGCGGTTCTGCTCTTCGGTCTTCAGGTCACGGAAGTCTGGAGCTCCGCCAAACTGTGGACGATTGCCTGGCAGCAACAGGCTACGAGCGGCGCTTACGGCCCAGTCCCACGGGCCACGTTGCTGTCGACGCTCCCACGCATCCTTCGCCAGATTGTCGATGTTCTGCTGGTGCATGTAGTCCTCAGCGGCGGAGAGTTGTACCTCATTGACCCAGGCAGCCAGATCCTGCATGCCCTCCTGGTCCCCCATGAAGTACTTGATGTCGGCCGGGTTCCACTGCACCCACCACTCCATGGGGATCTCCCCACGATGCTTCTGGTAGGCGTCCTCGTACGTTGCGGCGAACTGGTTCCGGCGAGTGGCCAAGACCTCACGGCCAACCTCGGTCACCTGCTCAGACCACGCATCGCCGGCACCGAACAAGCCACCAAGGCCCTCGGCCAGACGGGACGCTGCGTCCACGACGGTCTGGTCACTGCGGGCCCACGGGTCGCCCAGGTAGGCTTCCGTCACCTGTGACGGCTGCTTAGCCAGGGCACTTAGTTTCTGTGCGTCCATGGCCTGCTGCCAAGCCTGACGCTCCTCACGGTCTTGATGCTGCCCCTCGATCATCGAGCTGACGAACTCTCTGACGTCTTCTGGGGTCCAGTCAGTAGCCACTTAGATTGCCTCCCGGGACATGCGGCGAAGAGCTCGCCTGGCTGCTGCCCTGGCAACTGGTGACGCTGCCTCGGTCGCCAGAGAGCGTAGCCGTTGTGCCCGGGAAGACATCATCGGGTGTTCGGTCGCTGGGCCGGCGCCGGGGCCTATCGACAGGCCGTCAGTGACCGGCAGGTTGTCGCCACTGATCTCACCACCGAGCAGAGCTCCGAGGGGGTTGTCAGGAAGCGGGGCCACAGGGGTAGCGGGGCTTGGGCCTCCGGGACCGGCAGGGGGCGCCCCCATAGCAGAAGACAGACCCTGCTCTAGGTTCTGGCGCTCGCCGTACTCTGTAGAGCCGGGCTGTATTGCGGCTTGTGTGAGGTCACTTCCTGCTGCCATGTTGCTTTCTCCAATTCCTATACCTGATTAGCCAGTTACGGATCTTCTTGCCGGCGTCAGACTGGCTCCAAAGGATTGCCCCAAGGATAGCAGTCTGCACGAAGTCTACGATACACTCGATCTCGTTCATGTGGTCTTCCCCTGTACCATGAATTGGTGATGTATCAGCCCGGAAAGATTGTCTTCCCCTATCTCCACCGCCAGGTACCAGTCCGGGTCCAGCTTGAGAGGGGACCCTGACTTGGCAAAGGTCCACCGCACCACTACCAGATCCACAGCGGGGGAGGTGCCCCAGGAGAGCAGGTTGACGTCGTAACAGTGGTGCGCCCATCCTGAGTTGTCCAAGATCGGCTCGCCGTCTGTCAGGTCTACTACCTCGTTGTCGTTGTGGTCGTACAGCTTGAGCTCGATGCCGTTGGTCAAAGCGGAGCCGAGGTTGCCGTACTCGTTGGGCTGCATGCCAGAGGTGTCCTCGATGGACACGATGATGCGGTGTAACTCGCACCGCTGATCGGCGACGAAGAGAGCGACCTCGGGGCCCAGGCCCTCGGGGTCACGGTAGTCGCCGTTGAAGTTCTTGGTACCTGTGCCGTCTCCAACGGTATCGAGGTACCGATAGATGTGGCCCATCAGCTCACCATCCGGGCATCCTGGCCGAGAATGCCGGCGAGAGGTGGTAGAGCCTGCTCTGCGTTACCGGGGATGCCTCCCCTCGCCAGCGACTCGGCATTCTGAATCTGCTCCAGGGCCGGATCACCGCCCGGGGCGCCCGGGGCCGCTTGCTCTTCTGGCGGCGCCAGGATCTTGTCGACCAGATCGTCGAGGATCTCTTCGACGCTGTTAGCGTCGTTTCGCATGAGCTTGAGACCTTCGGCAGCCAGAGTCGGGTCGCCCTGCTGCGACATCGCAAGGATGCCGCCCACGAGAGCGTCCTGGAAATCTTCACGGAGGATGCGAACCTCTTCGCCCTCCGGGTCCTGCATGAACGGGATCTGCTCACGGGCTGTGCGCCTAGAGATGAGCCGGTTGGACAGGTGCATCGACAGCCGTACCTCGATGTTGGCGGGGTCGGAGCCGGCGCCGATACCGTACGTGGCGGTGCAGCGGAAGTGCCCGTCAACGTCCTTCGAAGGCATGTACTCCTCGGCGCCCTGGTTGTCCTTCATGTCACCGACGATGACCTTCTCACCGTCGCAGAAAGTCTGGTCGAACGCCAGCATGAATCCGCCGAGCTTGCCGTACAGCAGCTCGAACTGCTTATGAGCCAGGGCAAGACGAGCGTCGAGGGCGCCCATCGAGGCGTTGATGCCACGGGCCGAAACGATACTTGCACCGGGGTCGCCAGAGAGCTGTTGCGGATATACGCCCTCCTTGGAGACTTCCTCCCCAAGACGGGCCACGAGGTCCTTGACGTCAAAGTGGCTCGATGGACCGAGGCGCTCGATCTTGCCTTCGGACGAACGGAGCTGGATCACAGCAGCCGGTCCGAAGTCCTGTGGGTTGATCGCATCGTACGAGGCGATAGCCGGGAAGGCGTGCTCCTCAGTCGAGGCGATGGTCATGAGCATGAGGCGTTGCATGGTACGGAGGATGTGGATGGCCTGGTCGAAGACGCCACGCCGCTCACCGTCAAAGGTAGGACGCACGGCCTCCCACGCAGGCACGAAGCCCAGCTCCCACTCCTCATCCACAATCATGACGTTGCGGTTTACCTTGGCACCGTCCTTGGAGACATCTACGATTGCGTAGATGACCCTGTCCTTGGAGTACCAAAACCACTCCTCCACGTGATCCTCTTTGGACTTGGAGAAGACATGGGACCATTGGGGGTACATGGCCTTGAGCTCCAGGCTGTTGATCTTGCGGGCAATCAGGAGCTCGGTGATGTTGCCGCTGTTGTCCTTGAGGAGGTACGTGTTGCGGGGGTCCCAGCGGACCATGAAGGGGTTGCGCTTGGCTGGGTCCGGCTCCTCGAAGTTGGCCCAGACACCTGCGACCGCAGAGCCTGTGCCGGCGTAATCGGCCCACAGCTTTGCCATGAGCTCTGAGCTGTTGCTGTCCTCGAAGAGACCACGGATGCGCCGCTCTCTCTTCCGAGCTGAGCTCTTCTCCTTGCGCAGGTCTGCGGCCTTGTTCTGTGGGGCGTCGATCGAGGGAAGGATCGAGCCGCCGATGGCGGACCAGTGGTCAATGCCGAGCTCGACCATGTTGGCAACGGTCGGAGCCTCGGGACTCTGCGATAGGTCAGGCCACTCGGTGTACCAATCTCCGGTGGCTACGTTGTTGACGGTGGCGACCCTGGCCTTGTGTTCGGAAAACATCTTGACGAGCCAGTCACGCCGGTCTCGCAGCCCGCCGATGTGGGCGCCGACCATAGGCTGAAAGGAATCGACAGGGGACGGTCCTGTGGTAGTTGAGCTCATGAACGCTATTGTAGCGTGTCAGCCACGGCGCCCTCGACGAGTCACCACCTGTGGGGCCCCTCGGCGCCTGGCGATCTCTTCCTGATTGAGTGGTTGGAGCTGGGCGTTGTCCGCTTCACCATTTGCTACCCACAGGGCCATGAGAGCGTCACCGGTAGGATCGGCCCACGGGAACGTCGCCAGGTCATCGAGGAGTTGGTTCCACAGCTCTTCGTTGTCGGGGTTGCCCGAAGCGATCTGGATGAGGCCCGAGCCGATCATGCCCGACAGAGCGGCGATGCCGTACTCCTCATCCCACTTGTTCTTGCGCTTGCCTCGACCGGTCGTGTGGTGGTCGATGAGCTGCACGCCGTCGCCACGGGTCCGCTTGACGAGGGTCTCGTCCCCGAGCAGCGTCTTGGCGAAGTTGGTCTCTACCACCACGACATCGATGGAGTGCTGCAGGGCCTTGTACTTCTCGATGAACTGGTAGATCAGCTTCTCCCTCACCCCCGTGGCGCCGAGGTGAGTGCCGACGAACATGTCGATGACGGTCCGCACCTTCGTGATCGGGTCCACAGCCAGGAGGACCGCAGCGGCCCGGCCGGTCGTGGCGGGGTCGATGCCCAACACGAGGCGCTCGTGCTGGAGCACCTGACCGAACTTGCGGTGCCGGCCGTTCTCGACCATGAGGTCACGCAGCATCTCGGAGAAGATAGCGGTCCCCTCCTCGACGTCCTCCTGCTGGTAGATGAGCTTCCACCGCTGAATGGACTTCCGGGCGAGGAGGTCCCTCATGTCTCTCATGCCCATCTGATACCCAGTGATGACATCCTGTGTGGTGCCGTCCTTCATGTCGATGGTCTCAACGATGTCGTACCCGTCGAGGGTCCAGTACTCGGGCCAGTTCACCCGCTCCTGGTCGGTATGCTCATCGAGGATGGCCGGGATGATGACCTGCCTGAACAGGCGCTGCCCCGCCCATGCCTTCTTCCACTGGCCGTACAGGTCCTGCGGGATCAGCCTCGTCCCGTTGACGATCGTCTGACCCTTCTGAGCACGGCTGCGAGCCTCGCCATCAAACCAGTTGTCGATCCGCTCCCGGGAGATCTCCGATACCTGATTGTCCTGAACAAGTGCGTCGTCGAGGATGAGATGATCCAGGCGTGACCCGTAGATGAGCTTACCGATTCCGAGGGCTTGTACCGAAGGGTCTCGTTCACCTGACTTGCGGTGTCGAATGAAGAACTGATTCTGGGACCACTCCATGTCACCATGAAGGGGCTTCCAACCGTTGAAATCGATGATGAGGTTTTGTGGTGCGTCGTCATAGAGATGCTCTTCTGTCAGGTACCTCTTGATTCTAGTCAGGAGGTCCTGGGCCTTCGTGCTGTTCTTGGTGACGATGGCGGTCCGCTCGTCGAAGTTGCGAGCGAGGCAGTAGAGCACGTACCACAGGGAGACGATGGTTGACTTGCCCGACTCGGGGTGGCCGAGGATGAGGACCACCTTGGCGAGCGGGTCCTCCAGTGCGTCCTCGATTTCGAGCTGGTGGCGGACGAGGGTGAAGCCTCCGTAGCGCTCGACGAACTCGGAGAACCGCATGGCCCCGAGGTCAGGGGTCTCCAGCAGTGCGATCTCAGAGGTTGAGATCTGGCGGGCCTGGTCAGCCCACTCGGTTTCCTTCGCAGAAAGCTGGGCCCACCACCTGTAGGTGTAGCCCAGCCGTTCCGCTGCTTGCGTGAAGTTGTATCCGTGGCCCACGAGAACGAGGAAGTTCTCCATGGCCCATTCCTTGTACTTCTTGGTGCCCTTCTTGCCCGGAGCCTTAGGTATCCAAACCTCAGGGAGGTTGTCTCCCTTGAATCCGTGCTGTGCTTTAGACGGAGTCCAGAGCTCCCTCTTCGCTCGGGCTGGGCCGGCGTCTGATGACATCGATGACCTTCATGTCTGCTACGTAGTGGACACCATTGTAGCGGAATGAATCCTCGTCGACCTCCACCTCGACAATCCAGGCGGTAGCCATGCCCCGGGGGAGGACAACCCGGGGCATGGTCAGGATCTTGTGAGGGAAGATGTCATAGAACCGAAACCAGGCGTGCTTGCGGCTGGTGCCGAGGAGCTCGGCATGTACCCGCTTCACTCCACTACCCAGTCGTAAACGAAGTCTTGTGGAATGACCCTGGCAGGGGCCGTGGTGACAGGCGGGTGTTTGTCGGGCCGGTCGTCGAACTCGGCGTACTGTGGGTCCTGGCTGAAGGTGTGCAGGACCATGCTGTGCCATGCCACATGTGCCAGGTGAGGCAGTCCGCTCTCTTTGTCGTAGACCTCTCCTGCCCAGAAGGCATGGAGGTGCCGAAGCAGGGCCCCGTACGACAGCCGCCACGAGTAGCCCTTGCGCCAGTTGTCGTCATCGTACTTCTCGGCGCCCATGCCACACACGAGTCCGAGCTGCTCCAGCCACGGCACGGCTATCAGGTCCTGGCGGTTCGGCTTCTGCCCCTTCTGTCCGCCTGTGTAGCTCGTCTTCCGCACCTCACCGGTCATATCCATCTCCTACCGAATCCGGTCCAGCATTCTGTTCCAGCCAGGCACTAAGTCCTGCATCGTTAACCGTGCCGTTGTCATGAAATGGGTGTTCGCTACTCGTCAGACACTTCAGACACAGCGTCATCTTCGTCCTCCTCGATGTCTTCGTGCGGTATCAAGGCCACGATGAGGGCCCCGTTCTCACCCTGGACACGCTCGACCCGCTGATAGAGCTCGCTGAGCTCTTCCAGGGTGCCGGCAGGCACCTCGACCGACAGGTTGTCGGTGACGTACATGATCGTCGCCGCCAGAGTGTCGGCTGCCTGGAGCCGCTGCTGGGCCTCCAGGAGCTCCTGCTCTGCCTGGCGGTACATCTGCCGCATGTTCAGGGTCGCCATGCGGGCTTGACCTAGCTCAGACTGCAGAGCCTTGATGGTCCGTTGGGCCTTTCCGAGGGAGCTCTGTCGCTGGGTGGTCCGCTTACTTGCCTTGCTGCTCATGTGTTCCTCCTAAGTATGTGGGTCACGAGCGTGTACGGGATGTCATGATAGTCACCCTGGTACTGATACGTTGCCATGAACTGCCCGGGGATCGGGCTGTCCTGTAGCTCGCCCACAATCCTGTAAACGTGGGCGGTGAGCTTCTGCTCTGTAGCATTTGCCTGGTCGACAATGGTGACATCCGTGGGTGGGCTATCCTTCTCGTAGATACCAACGTCCATGCTGGTCATCTCTCCGTTGAAGGGTCCTCCTTGCAGGATTGTGTGCAACCTCATGTAGTGGTCAACCCCCACAGGGCGGGATTTATTCCCGTCCTGTCATAGTTCCTCGGGTTCTTGGGCGCATTCCTTCTTCCAGCCTGAGATGGTGCCCACGGACACGTTGTACTGTTTGGCTAGCTGCCTGGTGGAGACTCCGCCCAGCTTGCCGGCTGTCCAGTCCTGCAGGAACTGGGTCTTCTGTGGGTTCATCTTACGGCCCCGCTTCTTCTCGTCACCCGGCAGGTAGTGACCCTCTTCGATCCACTGCCAATCGGTGTACAGCAGGTTCTTCTCTTTCCACTCTCGGGCCATGGAGCGGAAGTCTGGGCTCACAGACACACGATACGAGGTCTGGCCCTTGATGACGGCCTCCTCTCCCTTCTGCAGTAGCCAGAGCTGCGGGGCCCAGCCGTGGATCAGGTTCGATCCCATGATCTTGTGACCCCCCGAGGCGCTCTTAGACTTGTTGTTGTGGTGGATCAGGATGATTTGGCACCCTGTTTCCTCGGTGAGGCGGTCCAGACTGGTCGTGACATGAGCGATAGCCTTGTCATCGTTCAGCCCGGACCCCTCGGTCTGGATCTTGTACAGCGGGTCCAGTACCAGATACTCGATCTCGTTCTGTACGATCTGGTCCTTGATGGCCTCGACGTTCTCCTCAGTGACCGTGAACCCCGGGCGGGGCCGCACGAGCAGCTTCTTACGGGTCTGGAGCTCCTTCCCTGACCTCTGGAACTTCCGTTCTGCCCCCTTGGCGCTCGGTTGCACAATGGAGCCGTAGCCCTGGCGGGCGAGGGTCTCCATGGCGTGCCGGCGGACGTCTTCGAGGGTGTTCTCCTCGTGCATGTAGAGGACGTTCTTGGGGGTCCCGAGGTACGGGTATCGGCCCAGGAACGGCTCTCCGGTCGCCAGGGTCCATGCGAGCTGCATAGCGATGGTTGATTTGAACGATTTGGGGTCCCCGTTGATGAGGAGGCCCATACCGGACACCAACCATCCAGGGATCAGCCATTCCGGCTCTGACAGGGGCCAGGAGGCGAGATCGAAGAAATCGACCCCGTCCTCCCGGGCTGTGCGCCTTAGTTGCTCCTGGAGCTCATGGTCCTTGACCTTCTGCTCCCATTCTAGGTCCTCAGCGAGGATCTTGAACTTGCGTGGTGTTGCTGGCATCTCTCCTCAGGTCTGTATCTCGTGGCACTCGTCATGCGCCAAGTAGTCCTTGTTGCCTTGGAACTCCTCGCCTAGGAAGATCACACCGCCGCACCAGTGGCAGACAGGCAACCGGATGTCACCCATGTCCCTGTACTCGATCGCCACTAGTACCACTCCAGGAGGCCACCGCACACAGGGCAGCGCTCGTCAGTGAAGCCCTCCTCCTGTGCCTCGGTGAACTCCTCGTCGCAGACGGTGCAGTAGTAGATGGTTTCGTCACTCAGCATCGGGAAACAGCTCCAGTATTGCGATGTTCTTGGCGACCTCTAGGGCGCCGATGGCCTGACAACCACCCATGTGCTGGGCGTTGTACACAGTGATCTCCTCGTCACCGTTCGGATGGTTCCACAAGACCACGCTCAGCGCAGCCATCGGAAGCAGCCCGGGGGTGCTCGGCCGGTGGTAGCCGGCCAAGACATCCAGCGGAGACCGGTCTTCGTCTATCGGTTCGTGCATTACGACAACTTCTTCCCGATCACGTATGTGATCCTCTTGAACCCGGCACCCACCTGAACGACGGGCTCCAGTTTGACGAGCACAGCCTGCACCACCTCGGGCCGGGTGCTCTTCAGGTGCTCGATGTAGTTCTCGGCCGACTCCCGACAAGCGAAGTGGACCTTGTGCCACCCCTCGGACTGCCGCACCTGAACGATGTAGCTGTCAATGATGGGGGGCGGAGTGTGACTAGCTCTCATCACTTAGTCGTCAGGATCGTGTTACGGGCCTGGTCCACCAGGAGCTGCGCATGAGCGAGTCGGTTAGCGGCGAGTTGTGCATACACAGAGGCCATCTCTGTTTGCTGCTTGACCACCAGGTCCACAGCACGAGCCTGATGCAGCTCGACGAGCTCCAGAAGGTCGCTGACTGTCACAGCTGCCCCAACAAGTCGCCGTACGCCTCATAGGCAGCACGCACATACTCGAAGATGTCATCGTACTTCACATCGGCGGTACGAGTGACCTTCGGCGCCTCATCGGCGACCGGGCCGAGCTTGGCGTTAGGCAGCGGCAACGTCACGCCACCCGGGAAATAGGCGACAAGATCCGCACGCAACTCAGCGAGCTTCCGCTCCAACCGCTCCTCCTTCGCCGCCTCCAACTGGCCCTCCAACCGGGCCCGCAACTCAACAGCCCCAGTCGGGATCTGCGACGGCGCCTGATGCCTCGGCGACACAATCCCGTCCAACCTCACCTTCGCATCACCCAGGAACTGAATGAACCGCTCCTCAACCTCATCGTACGAAGAATCATACGGATTACTCATCTCTGACCTCCTAGTCAGTACTATCAACACGGTCCAGCCTAACGGCCACGCCATCATAGCGCCGCCGCCGCTCCCGCTCCTCACGGATCTGCCGCATCTCATCACGCAGCCAAACCCCATACTCATCCCAACTCTCAAAGATCCTCTCTGCCTGATTTCTGAACATATCCACACTGACTGCAACCTTCCTGTGGCACCGATTATTCCCACCAAAGTGTTCAGTGTTCAGTGTTCAACCCCTAAAGGGGGGAATTATTGAACTGAACACTCAGAACGACCGCTAACGGGTTCAGCAGTACCCTGCGGAGCAACGGGTACCTGCGTGAACTCCTGCCGCCTTAGCCAGGGCATATGTAGAGAGGAGATGTGTATCGGTTTATCAGGATGTATCAGGAACGATTCAGATTGTCTCAGAGAACATTCGGAGGTTTTCGGGAAATCTGTTTGCACAGTCCCCTTAAGGATGGGGACGGCAGGGTTATGATCGTGGGGTTGGGTTCACCAGAGGGCTCCCTGAGAGACACACATATACGGGGCCCCCCCTATCGTTCCTTGGGTACGGTCAAAGAGAGGGGGCCTAGCCCCTTGGCTTACTGTCGGGTCTGGGCGCACTGGTCGTAAGAGTTAAGGCAGGGCACTGCGGCTGGGACCCTGCACCCAGCCACAGCACCAGTCTCCTTGTCCCTTCCCCACCCACCATGCAGCCTCCGAGCAGGCTGCCCCCAGAGGCGGAGCGCCTGCCGGCGAAGACCAGAGCCAAGAGGTGTTGCCTCGTCTGTGCACAGGCGGGGGCGGCGCTGATGTGGGAGGTCTCGTGTGCCCAGGAGGGCGCAGCCTCCCGAATCCGGCTGCTCTAGCGGCGCCTTCCGGCGAGCATGTCTCGTGGCCTGCGTAACCTGCCCAAAGCGGCAGGGCAGGCCCCGAGCGTCTTGTTGAAGAGTTGAACCCATTTGAGCGCCATCGGCCTGTCAAAGCCCAGGCCGACTACCAGATGCACCTAGCACAGTCCAGGCAAGCTCCCACTCCGAAGACTCCGTTCCCGCACTCCTCGGCACGCAGCCGAAGCGGCTGACCTTTACAGCGCCTCGTTACTCACCAACGGGGACCGTTAGCCTTCGTCGACCTGGCCTGCCTGCCTGCAGTCAAGGGACGGGCTGACTACTTCGACAATGCGCAAAGCCTGCACGCCTCAGAGCCGGCGTGCCATTGCCGAACCAGTCACCCACTTGAACCCTTGACAGCACCGGCTTAGTCCTTCGTCCTGCGCCTGGCACGGTGATCTGGTGCCTAGGTGGCGCAAATGGGTTCAGGAAGAGCAAGAACCCGCTAGACCGAAAGGACACGTTATGTATATTCGCCCACACACCCTGCAGGGCCTGGCAGCCAGCCACCTCAAGCGTTGGGGCTGGGAGCGAGTCGACCACAACGAGGGGCGCCGGCACGGCCAGGGCTTCTTGAGCTTGGGTCTCTTCTTCCTCAACGTGATCTGGTAGGAACCGATAGAAAGCGAGACAGACATGGATCAGTACGAAGCAGCATACGGGGATCTCAAGCCGATCAGGGGCAAGGAGGTCGAAACGTGCGGTGAGCCTTGCAAGCAGTGCGAGCTCATCGATCTGTACCGGAACGAGAAGCCGACCGACCGCAGGGACATCAATGAGGCCCGGGCAGCACAGGGCCTGGCTCCGTTGAACGAGGCGATTCACGAGAGCATCGTTGCCGGGATCAATCGGTATCGGAAGGAGAAGCCATGACCGACATCAGCAAGGTCCTCCAGGACCACTACGACACGGCAAACGAGATGGTGGAGATGATGATAGAGGACGGGCTGAAGGAGAACCCGACCTACCCACCGCACTTCAGGAAAGGCTGGAGTGCACGCAGGCACGAGGTGTGGGAGATTGCTCGGGATCTCGGCATTCGGATCGAGGCAAAGCACCTGACTTACGAAGTCGAGGAGGTAACATGAACGAGATCGACGAGCGTCACTTCTTCCCCGTCATGACCAAGAGCACGACGGTGTACGAGGTGATCTACGGGCCCGAGGATCACGACAGCTTGGTCTTCGGAGACTGGGACGAGGCATACGAGGGAGCCAAGACGATCGCCAAGAACCTCCCCAAGCTGCAAGTCACCATCCAGGTGACCGAGGACAAAGAGTACACAGTCGGTTGAGGCCCTCAGCCGATGGTAGCGAGGCAGACATACAGAAGTAGCTAGCGAAAGGAGAGCCGGGCCTAAAGGCCCGACAAGAGAGGACTTTCGGCCCTACTGGGGCCCCGACAAGAGAGGATAATGGACACATGTTGGAAGCAGCACGAACCGCAGCCTGGGCGGAGGAGGAGATGAGTCTCCCCGGCCGCTGGGTGGCAGCGTACGCCGCCGCCTACCGGTACGCCCGCACCACTTGGTGGGGCCCGATCGCAATCCCGCACATGATCGATCTAGAAAGGATCACGTTCTGATGGAGAACCACGCAATCTTGGAGAGCATCCGCCGCCGCCGGGTGGAATATCTGACGGAGACCGTTGACCGACTTGAACGAGAGATCAGGTCGAAGAAGAAGGCGAAGCGAGTCGACGAGTTTGACATCGGCTGGAACCTCGGCCTGGAGATGGCACTCAAGACCATCCGCAAGAACAACACAGTGATCTCGGCCCGGGAGGCAAGGGAGGAGATGAACGCATGCTGACGACAAAGGACTTTGAGCGGCTCGCAACCATGATTGGCCATGCACGAGCACACAGGCAGGTCGGACTAGATCCGATGGACAGCCTGGAGGACTCGTTGATGGAATGGTGTTTCGAAAACCCAAGATTCGACCTCGACAAGATGATCGCACGCATCAGCCAACGCCAAGCCGAGTCTGTCGGCATGATGGCCGAGTAAACGAAAGGAAAGCACAAGATGCTGAGTCAGTACCAAGCAAGCACGATCGCCGTCGTCGGAGATGGCGAGATCCTCCACCTCAACTGCCTACCGAGCGAGGTGAAGAACAGGGTGGCGGCCGAGCAGATGCGCCGGGAGGAGTCATACGGAGACGCCGGCTACTTCCGCCCAAGCTGGACCGACATTTTTCACGAGCTCTACGAGGGCGAGTACAGCCTGATGAGCCGCTACGAGATCCACCAGTGGCAGGATCACGACAGTTCAGAGAGAGCCGCCGAGCTAGCACACTGGGGAGGAGACTTCTACCGCCGGCTGAGCGACGCCGGGCTGCAGGAGGATTGGGAAGAGATGCTCGCAGACGCAATGCTGTATCGGGGCCATTCCTGGGGCCAGAGCGACCTCGCCACTCTCCGGGAAAGGTTCATTGACAACCACCTCGACGAGATGGCACCGGGAATGGTGCTGTGCGGCGGATGCGAAGGGGAGATCGAGTGAAGAACCCAGATCCCGAAAACCTCAAGGATTGGATGGCCGGCGCCGACGCCCACTGCCCGTACTGTGGCGATTGGGTGTTGGAGGGTGACGATTGCGAGGACCAGCACTGGTTCAAGCACAACAGGGAGCACAGCGGATGAAGCGCAGAGCACGCAAGGGAACACCAGAGCAGATCAGGGAACGTAGCCTTCGCCGGCTGCGGTTCCAGGTCATCGAGGCAAAAGCAACCGGAGCCACCACTCGTGAGATCCACGAAGTGACCACGAGAGCGATCGAGGACTGGAGGTTTCTCAATGGGTAAGACGGCCAAGTACACGGACGAGCAGCTAGCTGATCTGGAACTTCGGGTTGCACAGCGCACAGCGCAGGCAATCGAGGACGCATCGCACGAGACCACCCAAGCCGGCAAGGGGTGGTACTACGTGGCCAGGGAATGGGCCAAGATCGTAGGCGAGGCCGCCGGCTACACAGGCACGGAGGCAGTCGACCGAGGTGCAATGGCCATCGGGGTGCTGAGTCCCCGAGTCCGCTGGGCCCAAAACGTGAACGACGCAATCGCAATTGCCTCAGACAACTTCGACTGGACACCAAGCGCATTCGGGACGAACGTCCGCAAAGCGGTTGTCGTCCTGGCACCGGACGTGTCGCTGGAGGAGTGCGAGGAGGAGATCGGTGGTAAGAAGGTCACAGCCTTCGTCGACAACATCCGCCGGCCGGCTCACAGCCAGGCAGTGGTCGTGGACACGCACATGTGCAAGCTCTTCGGCATACCCGGGAGGGACATCGAACTGAAAGGAGTGTACGAAGCCGTCGTCAGAGGAGTGCAGTACTGCGCAAGCGTGTACAAGCTCCGCCCATCGCAAGCACAAGCAATCGCCTGGATCGAGACCAGGGGACCAGACAAGGAGGACATCATCGGATGATCGCAGAAACACATGAACGAGTAGTAATCAATGTCAGTCGAGAGGACTTTGAGCCCGACCTCGTGGAGCTTGCCAAAGCCGTCAACGAGGCAATCTCAAAGCACGAGCTCGGTGCAACCTTCAGCCGGACGCTTGGCATCTGGCAAGGCAAAGTGGAGCAGGGAATCGAGATCAAGTTGACCTACCCGCTCATCGACGTTTGGGCCCAACGTGGAGCAGACGCAGAGAAGGACATCCTGTTCACGCTGCGGCTGCTGCTCCCAACGCAGCGGTACTTTCAGGTCGAGCGAGAGCACGTGTTCTTGGGTGAATGGGACACCCGGATTCGGAGGTTCAGTGAACAAGGATGACAAAGCCGCACTCATTACCAGTATCACGGCGTACGTAGTCGGGGTTTTGATCCTCGTCTTCGGTTCCGCCGGCTACTAGCCACAACCCACGGCGCCAGCCCTGGTCCACACCGGATCGGGGTTGGCGCCTTTTTTCGTGCAACTGGACCCTCGGAGTCCTCCGAGCCAAAGTCTTGTCTCGGAGGCAGTCTTTTCTTCCGCCGCCGGATCGGGCCGAAGCGGCCCTGGCGGCGGACGGGGGGGACCGGAGGGGGGAGAGATGGCGTACCTCCCCATCAGCTCGTCGATGGCGGTGCGTTGTCGATGGCGTACCTCCCACAACGCAACCCACTGCGCACAGCAAAAAACCCCCGTAAACACAGGGGTTTCTGCTACAACGCAAAGGCGGGGGGTTACAACGCAGCCACCGCTTTCTGGATCTCACTCCACAACACATGTGGTGCATGGCGGTCCGTCCGCCACTTGCAGTACGGCTGAACCCACAACAGATGGAAGACCTCTTCCGGCTCCAGACCCTCCTTGATGAGCTGATGACACGCCTTGTAGATGAAGAGGGACCGGTCGCTTACTCTCTTCCTCGTGATGATGGACTTGGATCTCGGATTGAGGTGGGCCCAGTGCTTACGGCGCAGGGCGTGAAGCATGGCCGGCACCTGTGACTCGTGGATCACGATGGGGTGGTCCGTGTCCTCGATGGTCTCGATGAGATCGAGCGCCGGCAGTTCCTCAGCCAGCATCCCCCTGGCATACTCTGGCCCGTCGTCCCAGAGCAGCACCCCGGCCGGCACCAGATTGTCCCGGCGCCGCTTCCAGTTCAGCGAACCAGGCCACCGCAGCGCCTTCGAGCCCATCCAGCCACCGGGGTCGGCCTTGGTGTACCGGGTCATGCGCCGGTTGAGGTTGGACCACTCATTGTAGTTCTCGATCTCCTCATCTAGAAACCACACCGCCTGATACATCCCCGGGCTTGTCTCCCAGGCGATGGTCGGCTTATGGGGTACCTCCCACGGCTTCACAGGGTCGAGGTCGGCGAAGAGGAGGGCAGCGCCGCCGAAGTTGTCATTGGCTCGCCACATCTTCGAGGACCGCAGCGCCGAGAAGAACAGGTCGTAGCCAGATGGCTGATGATCGAGAGGCAAGCCAGCCTGGTCAGAGGTCACCGGCCAGTCAGTCCACTTCCCATCAAACTTGGTAGAGACGAAGGCAAACTCGCCCCGGCTCTGGTTCCAGATCCTCTCCACGAGCTCTTCGTTGGGCAACATTCGGGAATACTCCTTGCGTCGAATGTGTTGTACATCATAGTCAACGCACAGGAGACCAGTTTTATGCCCGAGTTTGACATCAACCCAGAGGATGTTGATCCCCGAGAGCAGCTCAGAGACGAGCAGACGCAGAGGGAGCAGGAACACCTATACGAGATGATCGAGAAGATCACCCTGGTCATGAACGAGTACTACCCCACGGGCATACGCCCCAGTGAGCTCAGCCCCCTCATCGTCCACCTGCTCATGCACATGCGGCGCTTCATCCGCCTCGAAGAGCTCCACATGGGCCTGCACGAGCTCCTGGGTGTCGCCGAGACGTGGCTCCAGTCTGACGCTCAGTGGCGCAGCGTAGAGACCAACGAGACCACCCCGCCGCCCATCACCATCGAGAAGGTCGAGGACAACCCAGAGGGTATGGCCATGATGGAGGAGCTGCAGGCCGGCGTGACCGACGAGGCTCTCAAAGAGCTCCTCGGAGGTGAGTAGTGTCCCACGGCCGAGACTTCTCCAGCTTGGAGCTTGTTGGGATAGCGCTGATGAATGCTTTGTCGTCGAAGAAGCCGATGACGACTACGATCGTCTATCCGAGCGAGCAAAGCGCTACTGTCGCCTTTGCCCGCCTAAAGTGCGTGCTGTCTGTCTGGACCACGGACTCAGACACGAGCCTATCGGTGTCTGGGGAGGTCTTGACAGTAAGGAACGCCGCAGCATCCGACGTCGAGCTAGAGAACGTCGCAGAGAGACCGGAGGACTGACATGACCCAGCCGATACGAACCCCCTACCACGTCGCCACTGACTACGGAGACAAGCCCCTCATCGAGTGGACCCTCCGGGAAGCCCTGGAGTACTACAAGAAGGGCATCAAGCTCGTTCAGGACATGCCGCCGGCGCCGCTGGAGGCCCGTCTCATGGACGAGTCATGGGTAGGCATATGCGCCGTCCTCGCAGAGCGTGAGGGCATCATCGTGGGACCGCTGTCCTACTTTCTCGGGGAGCTAGCCCTGACCGAGATGCGGCTGCAGGACGTGGCCGAGGAGGAGCTGGAGCACGCCAAGGCGTACCCGAGGACCGGCGACGATCCCGAGAGCTACCAGCGTGGCCTCTAGGAGGTGCGACACCTGCAACCGAGAGAAGGCCCGCCACCTGTGGCTCGCCAGTGAGTGGAAGAAGAAGGGGCCCGCCCGCTGTAAGAGCTGCTACAAGAAGAGCGGCAGCTACGACCGCCGCATGGACACCTACTACCAGCGTGAGTTTGGCATCACCCTGAAGGAGTACGAGCAGCAGCTCGAAACACAGGGTGGACGTTGTGCGGTCTGCGACAAGAAGCCGGGCAAGCGCCGGCTGGCGGTGGACCACGACCACGCCATCGAGGAGAGAGATGGAATAAGAAGGTCCGTCCGCGGGTTGTTGTGTCGTGATTGCAACCAATGGATCGGACACATCGAAGATGACCCCAACGCAGCGGTACGCCTCTACAAGTACCTTGTCGACCCTCCCTGTCGACTACAATAGGGACATGCAATTTCCCCCCTTACAGGAGTTCTCATGACCAAGTACACAGGCCGTCTCACTGAAGCAGAGCGAGCAGCTATCGACTACGACCTCAGCAAAGGTGCCTCAGTGCGGCGTACTGCGGAACGTCTGAAGATCCCGTACGGCAGGGTGCGCTACTACGTCGAGCAGAAAGGTTCCGCCGGCGGTACAGTTTCGTCACCAGAACCTATCAAGCCGCCCGCCGGCAAGCCGAAGATCCTCGTGTTCGACATCGAGACCGCCCCGTACACGAGCTACACCTGGGGCCTCTGGAAGACCAACGTCATCGATATCGCCCGGGAGTGGTACATGCTGTCGTTCGCCTATGGCTGGTACGACATTGAGAAGCAGGAGCTGGGGCCCATCGGCTTCGTCAGCCTGGAGCAGGACACCGAGCGCACCGCCCAGGACGATGACGGCTACGTGGCTGCCCGTCTGTGGGAGCTCTTCGACGAGGCCGAGATCGTGGTAGGACAGAACCACGAGCGCTTCGACATCAAGAAGGGCAACGAGCGGATGTTCGTCCACGGCATGACCCCGTACTCCCCGTTCGCCACCATCGACACCAAGCGGATCTGGAACAAGAACTTCGCCGGCTCCGCCTCCCTCAAGTACATGGCCCGCAAGGCCGACGTCGCTCTCAAGAGCGAGAACATTGGCTTCGCCCTGTGGCTCGGGTGCATGAACAACGAGGACTGGGCGTGGGAGGACATGGAGAAGTACAACCGAGCTGACGTCCAGGCCACCGCAGAGGTGTTCACCCGCCTCATCCCCTGGATCGACCATCCGACCTCGCAGACGGTGAACTTCGGACACTGGCGTACAGGACGGGTCACCTGCAAGAAGTGCATGAACTTCGCCGAGGTGGGTGACGTAACCAGTCAGTTCGTCTACCGAGGTGAGCACCCCACCAACGCCTCCGTGTACCAGACACTGCAGTGCAAGAAGTGTGGCGGCTACACCCGCTGGTGGCAGCGTAACTCGCAGCGCCGGCCTGAGGACAAGGTGTTCCTGCGATGAAGCAGGGACGCTGGGTCAAGAGGGACCTCTGGCTACCGAACCGGATCAAAACCGACAAGGGGGACTGGTACCTCAACAACCACCCGGCCGGCATCGTCACCTTCAGCGGCAACGAGGGCTTCATCCACAGGGAGATCATCGAGGAGAACCCCGACTACCCCGTGGCCATCTACCGGGTAGGCCAGGCCATGTACGGCGCCCGGCTGCGGTCGCTGGAGATCCGCCACGCCTTCCTCCGCAACGAGCGTGAGGAGCAGTGGTGGGACTATGTTCAGTGCCGGATAGGGCCATGATCTACGGACCCGAGAACGCCGAGTGGATCGGCGATCACGAGAGCATCTGGTTCGACAAGCCGGTAGAGGAACGCCACCAGGCTGTTATGGAATGGTTTGAGACCGTGAGGTGTTCACGTACTGAGAACACAGGAGGACGATTTGCCGTCATCGGAACACGCCATGAATCAACTCATCGACCTGACCACGAGCGACTTCGGCTGGGAGGCCCTGAAGGTCCATGCTGAAGGGGACCGCCCCGGCGCCCTCGACATCGAGACCACCGTCGAGGACAACCCCTGGAGCAGCCCGCCCCAGCTCGTGTCCATAGCGATCACGTTCGACGGCCACACAGCATTCATCTGCAACGGCAGCGCCTACAACCTCGCCCGGCTGCAGCCCATCCTGGAGCACAACAAGTGGATCATGCACAACGGGCTCTTCGACCGGCTCATGCTCAAGTACTTCTGGCAGATCGATGCCCCGCTGGTCCACGACACCATGGCAATGCAGTACCTCCTCGACCCGGACGAGCCGAAGAGCCTCGAAGAGCTCAGCGCCAAGTACCTCGGGCTGCCGGCCTACAAGGGAGTCGACTACCACAACATCCTCAACGAGCCCTGGGACAAGGTGGCGACGATGAACGGCGAGGACACCTGCCGCACCCACCAGCTATTCCGGCCCCTCGCCGACGAGCTCAACAAGGACAAGGCCCTGAGCCGTGTCTACCAGTGGCTGCTGATGCCTGCCGTCAACAACCTAATCGATCTGACTATTAACGGTACACCTGTGGATCAGGACCGCCTGGCCGACCTCACCCTCCAGTACGAGGAAGAGGTAGAGCGGCTGCTCGATGATCTGCAGGCAGCGACACCACCGCCGGGCCCCGAGTACGGCAAGACAGCGTGGCCGCAGCCCAGCTCGTGGCGAGTCACCGACAAGATCGACCCGGAGACCGGCGAGATCCTCATCAAGGGCAGGGGCCGGTACCGGGACCAACATCCGCAGGGGCTGTTCAATCCCGGCTCGTGGCAGCAGGTCGGCCACATCCTGTTCGACCTCTGGGAGCTGCCCATCCTCAAGATGAACACCGACGATGACGGCAACGAGACCCACCCGTCGACCGACAAGGACGTGCTGCTCCTCCTGGAGACCTACCACACTACCGGCGAGCAGCAGGAGTGGATCTCGAAGCTCCGCACGTACCGCAAGGCCAACAAGGCCCTCACCGCCTCGCTGCGTGGCTGGCCCAAGCAGTGGGACCGGTTCGGGTGGCTGCACCCGAGGTTCAAGCCGCTGTCCGTAGTGACCGGCCGGCTAGCCTCCGAGTCCCCGAACATCCAGCAGGTACCCCGGGATAAGCGCTTCCGCAACTGCTTCGGCGGGGTCGACGGGTACACTTGGATGAAGGCCGACTACTCGCAGATCGAGCTCCGCATCGCTGCCTGGGTGGCGCAAGAGCCCACCATGCTCGAAGCGTACGAGACCGGCACCGACCTACACGCACTCACCGCCCGCCGGGTCCTCGGAGTCGAGGACGTCCACGCAGAGCTGCCCGGCAAGCCCGGGACCACAGGGCGGGACACGGGCAAGACCCTGAACTTCGGCCTGCTCTACGGTGCCGGCCCGAAGACCCTCATGCAGATTGCTCGCCTCAACTACAACGTCTTCCTCACAGAGGACGAGGCCGAGGAAATGCACCACCGGTTCTTCATGTCCTACCCGGACCTCTCGATGTGGCACGATGAGATGCGCATGCGACTGGAGCGGGACGGCATGGTCCGCTCGGCCCTCGGCCGTGTCCGGTACCTGCCCAAGGCGAAGATCCCGTGGAAGGTGGCCAGGGAGCAGGACATCGTGGGACACAAGATCAAGGCCATCCTCGAAGGCACCAACCATCCGGTGCAGAGCTTCGCCCACGACCTCACCCTCATGTCGCTCAACCGAGTGGCCGAGAAACTCAAGGGCAGCCCTGTGCAGCTCATGCTGGAGATCCACGATGAGATCGACCTCCTGGTGCCGAACGACCTCGTGCTGGAGACGGCGCAGCTCGTGAAAGCCACCATGGAGGACTTGAGCTGGCTGCACAGATTCGGAATAGATCTGACCGTGCCGGTGTTGAGTGAGGTAGAAGTAGGTACCCACTGGGGGGACGTCAAGGAAATGGAGCTATAAGTGTACGATCCAACCATCATTGCCCTAGCGGCACTGGGCCTACTGTTCCTAGTGCTGCTCTCTTTCGTGGTCATGCGAGAGCCTGACTACGACCCGACCACCGAAGAGATTGAGATGAAGCTGCGGATTCAGCGCCACAACCGGCACCTGGAGACGATGGTGCTCCTAGAGGCCGAGCTCGGTCGCATACCCACCCCTCGGGAGGTCTGGGACTACGAGCTCGCAGTCGATGCCCTGGAAGATATTTCCGGCGAAATCCGAGACGAGATCTCCGATGCCTGAGAGCTTCAGCTCCATCCAGGACTTCCAGCGGTGCCCCGAGAAGTACCGCCGCCGGCACATCGAACGCATCGAGCCGGTCCGCAAGAACGAGAACTTCTTCTGGGGTAGCGAGGCCCACGGCTTCTTCCAGACGTTCGCCCTCGCCATACAGGACGGCAACACAGTCGCCGAGGCCATCATGGCAGTAGACAACCACGCTGCTGTCCGCTGCCAAGAGGCAGAGCTGAGCCCTCTCCTCTTCTCCGACGAGCAGGCCGACGCAGTGAACATGATCGAGGAAGCCCACGCCATGGTGCGTCGGTACCTCGACAAGCACTGGGACGAGGACTGGGAGGTGCTGCACGTCGAAGAGCAGTTCACCTACAGTCTGTCCGCAGACCATGTTGTCACGTTCACGCCTGACCTCGTGGTCCGGGACCACAACGGCTACGTCTGGGTCATCGACTGGAAGACCACCAAGAACAGCGTGCCTGACGTCCCGGACGTCCCCTTTGAGGATCTCCAGGCCCTGCTGTACAGCTCAGGAGTCAAGCAGCTCTACCCAGAGCTCAAGGGGTTCATCTTCGTGCGCCTCCGCAAGAAGACACCGACCCAGCCCCGGCTCAACAAGACCAGGGACAAGGCCAGCGGCCTGTACTTCGTAAACAATCTGAAGAGCATCGACACAACGTACGAGATTCTTCGGACATTCATCGAGGAGCGAGCACCCGAGCTGATGCAGCACCCGGCCCACGCCCTGCGCCTGGCCGAGCTGCGAGAGAATGATCGGTTCCACTGGGTGGAGCTGGTCCTCGTGACCGACACCATGATCGAGAAGGCCAACGCCGAGGTGCGAGCCACGCTCGACTACATGGACTTTGCCAACAACGAGGGCACCTACTACCGGGTGCACAGTGCGGCCAACTTCGGCGGCTGCTCCTCGTGCCCCTACCAGCGATTGTGTCGGTCCGAGGTGCTAGGGTGGAACACGCAAGCAATCATCGAGGACGAGTACCAGGACCGGGACATGTCCTACAAGGAATATGACGAAGAGGAGCCGTTCTAATGGCCGAGACCACAGTCAAGCGCCGCAAGCGCACCACCACAACCAAGCAGGCACCCAAGGCAGACAACAACAGAGGGGGCACCAAGAAGAGACTGAAGGACAAGGCCAAGCCGCCAGGCGAGAACCGAGCCGGCCGCATCGGCCACGGTGTCCTGTTCGGACCGCCCAAGACGGGCAAGACCGGTGCAGCCTGTGGGCCCAACACCCTGCTCATCTCGTTCGACCCGGACGGGGACAGCACAGAGATCCTCAAGGGCAGGGACGACGTGTTCGTGCTCACCCCTCGCACCTTCGAGGAGGCAGAAGAAATCGTCGCCGCTCTCCACGCCGGCCAGGCCAAGGACTTCGACTACATCGTGTTCGACTCCCTGACCTACGCCTTCCAGCTCTTCGACAACAAGGAGATCCTGAAGATCTACCAGCGTGGCGGAGACATCCGGCGAGGCTACGGCAAGGCCGGGTCGATGGTGGTCAGCCTCGTGCATGACCTCACCCAGCTCACAGAGACGAGCGTCATCTTCACTGCCCACCTTGCCAAGGACGACGCCAAGGGTGACGACGGCCTCGTGTCGGTCGACACAGAGCTCGGCGAGTCCGAGGTCAAGATCGCAGTGACCGAGATGGTCTGGAAGGTCCTCGGCGGCGCCGTCTCGTGGATCGGACGCACGTACAAGGACGAAGTCAGAGAGCGCCAGGAGGGCAGCAAGAAGCTCACCAAGAGGAGCAGGTACATGCTCAGCTTCAACGATGGTGAAAGATCCCCCGCAGGGTCCCGGTACACCATGGCTGGAGAATACGAAATAAACCGGGACTCGTCAGTGTTGCAACAGATAGAGGCCGACATCAACGGAGGTGCATAGTGCCCGCAACTGCCAGGAAGTTCAACATCACAGCAGAGGACCTCGCCAACGAAGGCGGCGGCGGTGCGTACGCTGAGCTGGAAGTCCCTTGGGACGGGCCGGCACTGCTCAAGGATGTGAACGATTACGACAAGACCAAGAAGGGTGGGACGAAGGGTTGGCTCGCCGACTACGTCGTGACCACTGACTCGGGCAAAGAGCTCGACTTCAGTGTCCATCTCTCCTTCTCACAGGCTGCACGGTGGAAGCTCATGCAGTGGGCCGAGGCTCACGAGCTCGACCTCACAGAGGGCATCAACTCGATCGACCCGAACGAGGCCATCGACACCGAGGCCGGCGTCCACATTGACTTCCCTCGGGATGGCAACGATGAGCCGACCAGCAAGTACCGTGAGATCCGGGAGTTCTACCCCCTGGCCGAGCTCGACGAAGAGGAAGATTTTTCCGACGAGCCCCAGCCCGATCCGACAGACGTCGTTGTCACAGACGGCGAGGAAGAAGACCCAGAGATCCTCTAGGGTTTCATCACAGTGACGTTACTGCCCTGGCACTACGGTGCCGGGGCTTTCGTCATTCTGGGTGGTAGTGCGTGTGCCCGCCAGTCATGCGGGACAGAAGTACAGCAGCAGACGCCATCGTAGCCCACTGCGACGCCTGCTGCCTGTTCCCCAGCTCACAGCAGGCGACAGCATGCGCCCACAGACACATGGCGTGCCAATGAGGGTGAGACTCGTCGAGGTCGTGAGCCTCACACCACTCATCGAGGAGCTCTTGAGCACGTTCGTCGACATTCATCGTCACCTCCTTCTTCCTGACCATAACACAAAGAGAAACGCTCCCGTCACCGGGAGCGCTCTCATGCTTACGTCTTGAGTGCTTACGCAGTCGGGGTAACACGGTCAGGCGCCACATCGTATTCCAGGTAGAACACCGAGAAGTCGATGGCATCTCCTGCGACACCGTTGGTCACCGACACAACCAGATCCTCTCCAGCGTCCAAGAGAACACCCGAATCGGGGAACTCCTTGGTGGAGAGCTTGTCTGCAGCGTCGACGCCAGCAGTGGTAGTACCCAGGGTAGCCGCATCCCATGCGTTGTTGCCGCCGGCCATAGTGGTCGTGCTAGCAATCGAGTTGCCGGCCGTGCCTTTGACGGCTGCAGTGAACACCATGTCGTTCGTAGAGAAATCCACAGCGGTCACACCAAGTGATGCGTAGACAGCGTCGGTCACAGTGTGCAGCGTGCCGCCGTTGTCACGGTCGACGAATGCTGCCTCCAGCGTGGCCTGCGAGCCCGCAACGTTAGTGTTGACGAGCAGCTCGTTGGCTGCGCCAGTGAGAGCGTCCTTCCATGTGAAGGTCACACTGCCGATGACGAGTTCCTCGTCCTCAGCGGCCACTGTGTCGACAGTCAGCGTGCCTTGTGCAGCGACAGCCTCGTTGCCCACGGCATAGTCGTCGGGGACCCACAAGGTGGTACGCTTCGCAGTGGTGCTGGCCGCAACGTTCGCATGCGTGATGCTCTCGATCGCAGCGTCCGCTGTGGTCTGCGTCTTGTAGACAACCGCACGGTTAGCCACGTTCGCATCGGTCACGAGGACGTGCTTCGCACCGATGAGGAGCCACGTCTTCCCCGTGGGGACCGTGAGGGTGGTCGACGCATTGCCGGCCACTGCCTCCTTGTGCTGGACACCCAACTTGGGAACCTCGAACGTCGAGCCGAGCTGGTGCATGATGTCGTTGGCATCTGCTGCCAGGGTCACGTTTGCAACGCCGTCAGAGGCGAATGTGACGTCCTGCCCCAGGAGGGGCCGTCCGCCAACCTTCTTACCCTTGTGCTTGCGTGAGTAAATCCTTGCCATAGTTACACCTCCTTCCTTACAATTTTGATCTCGTACTCATCCAGGTCAAACTCCACAGGGGCGTGCAGGGGGAGACCCCGCTCCTTGCGGATGAGCCGGATGGCATATTTGACGAAGCCCACACTGGACTGTTCGTCTTTGATGAACTTGAGGAAGTCCTTCAGCTCTAGCTGTTCGGACTCGCTGAGTATTGCCAATTCGTCTTCTCCTTCTTCAGGCAGTGCTTCCAGCTGTGCCTGAGTGATGATTCTACCATCCGAGTACTTGTAGCGGTTACTGGCGCCGCCCCGGATGGTGCTCGGCGTGCCGTAACCCTTGGGCCAGAAGTCGATGTGGATGTGGTCGAAGTGGTTCTTCACGAGCCACAGGATGTAGTTGGTTTCCTGCCAGCCCGGGTACTGGTACTTCAGGTAGTGGTGGACCTCGGAGAGCCTCGACTGGTGCTTGGGGGTGGTGTCTCCCCACGGCACAGTGAAGTAGATATCGAGGGCGTTGGGCCACGAGTGCTGCGACCACGGCCGGCTAGGGTCGTTGTTGATGTGCCGGCGGTTGTAGATGCCGAACTTGATGCCCGGGAAGCGTGCCTCCAGGGCCTTCATGCAGCGTACTGCTGCGGGCGTGATGAATGACATGAGTCTCCTAGAGGATGGTCAGCGCCGAGGCGAAGATAGCACCGAGCACTGATAGGTACCCGATGAGCTGCCCCTGTGTGACGTGGTTCTTTTCGATGTGCCGGTCGAGCTTCTCCTCGATACGGCATACGGTCTGAAAGATGTGGTCATCTTTATCCACGATCCACCTCCCTCCAACCGGTCCAACCGAACAGTCGCACAGCAAGCCAGGCCGGCAGCCGGCGCCACGCAGCGATGCCCTCTGCCTTCATGACCTCCCGGAAGATACGGTCGGCGTCCCTGCGGGTGTAGTACCCGAGGCCACCTCTCCGGTAGAGGTAGTCGTGGACGAGGGGTGCCTCGATACTCAGCTCGAAGGGGCCTATGAGAGGCCACAGGAGGCGAGGGATTGATGCCAGGTCGAATGTGAACCCGTCAGGAATGAAGATGTCTTGGATCTCCACGCAGTTTTCTAGGGTCCACTGTCCTGTGTCTGCGTCGTACGTGACAGTTGGTTCGTTCATGCGCTGTAGTATAGCGCAGCTATACAGCGATCAGCTCCGCTACCTGTCGTTCCAGGCGATTGATCTTCGCACCCATCACGGCGAGCAGTGCGTCCCGCTCGAAGTCCTCCAGCTCACCGGACTCGTGGTCGTACACGCCGAACGAGGGATGCTGTGCTGCGAGGTCGTCTGCGATGTAGCCCAGGTGCCAGGAGTCATCGTCCTTGCGGACGTACCCCACAGGGCGGATCTCCAGGTTAGCCAGCCGGTCCTCGTAGTAGATGACGTTGGTCTTGTACTTGAGGGCCGAGGTCTGTCGGAACACCTTGCCAGCAGAGTCGACGTGGACGTTCGAGGCCGATCCGGTCTGGGAGTACACCGGGGTTGCGACGAACCGGGGGGCGGAGGTGTTCATGTCGAACTGGAATCGTTCGTTGCCATTGTAATCCACGATGGAGAAAATCTTCGAGGACCCGCCGTCCTGGAGCCACAGCTTGGTGGTCGCTCCAGTGTTGGCCTGCCGGAAGTACCAGGGTCGGTCGGTCTGGAACTTGAGCAGGTTGTCGCCCGAGGCATTGCCTACGATGGTGAGGGCAGTGCTCGACCGGGCCGTTGCGCTCCTCTTCTCAAAGAAGACCTGCTCCTCACCAGCGATAGTGACTTGCAGTTTGGCGGAGGTGCCGTAGAGGCCAGTATCCACATCTGAGTCGAGGAACAGGCCCGGTGATGACACCGAACCGTTCGGGATGCCGACACCAACTCCAGCGTGAAACTTCCCATCGGTGGTGACCCACCACGGGTGCGGGCTGTCCCAAGTACCATCAGGGGTGGCGCTCCGATCCTGAAGCAGATAGAAGATCCCGGCAGAGTGGTGGAACCAGTAGTACTCCCCGGCAGCATTCTGGTCAACCTCGTGGAACATCATCTGCGGGTTGGTGCTATCAACGATGGCAATCTGGTTCCCGCTGCTACCCGGAGCAATGATAACCTGATCGTCAATAGAGCTGGGGCCATAGAAGTAAACCTCATCGTTGGCGAAGCGCTGGCGGGTAGTACCGGCATACGCAAACTCGATCTCCTTGGAGGAGTCAACCAGGTAGAGCCGAATGTCTTGCGACTGCGACAGCAGCTCCACGCCGTAGTCCGACGCCCCCACAGACTGGAGCTTGACGTAGTTGTAGTCAGTGCCGGTGCTTCGAGGACCGACCAGTGCAAACACAGGGTCATTGGTGATGCCGTAGGTATACATGTACCCCTCGGCAACCTCACCGGTCTCACCGGAGTAGAAGTTGATGCGGTCGTTCTCGGCGTTTGTAATCTCGATACGCTGGCCGCTAGCGGCGCTACGCAGCAGACCGCTGGTACCCAGGGTGAGCGTGTTCGCCACAGTCAGGTTCCCGATCTGTCCGCCCTCGGCATAGAGGGACTGGAACTGAGCTGCGCCAGCCGAGTAGTCCAGGTAGTAGCCGGCTGAGGCGCCGGCATCAGGCCCAGCAGACAGGTCAGCCGGGTTGCTGCCGTCCCAGTCGGACGAGTACAAGTCAGCCTGCACCACAGTGGAGCCGCCGAGGGTGGTGGTCCCGTACAGCCACGCATTGCCGGCGCCGTCTATCGCCCAGCCAGTCTCGTCAGCGATGCTGAAGTTGGCCGAACGGGCCCTAGCCTGTGCGGAGGCACCAGAAGAGAAGATGGCGTCTGCCTCAAAGCGGACGTTGCGTTGGAATTGGCGCTCAGCAGAGACGGTCCGGGGATCTGGCTCCCTGAGGACCGACCCTCCTTCTCCCAGTGGTGTATAGCCCATTAGACTACCTCACGGAGCGTGACCGTGCCGAACCCCTCCCCGGGTCGTTGCAGGACCACGGAATAGTCGTCTACGAAGACATCATATTGATCGTACTCGCCGGCCCGGCCGCTTGTATAGCCGTCCTTGAGATCCACGCTGGTAGCCTTGGCGCAGGTGGCCAAGAACAGATCCACCTTGGCGTCCCCGCTCTTGCTCTGCGACCCGCCGCTGTCGTCCGAGCTCAGATCGATGACGTACTGGAAGACCTTGACCTTCTCAGCCACGACGGCCCTGGCCTCCACACCGTAGATCACCGGAGTCTCCTGAGGGGGCTGCACCATGCCAGTGTACGCCAGGCGTATCCGCAGCTTCAGGGTACGGAACTCCACCGTTGCGGAGTCCGTGGTGACGGTCACCTCGGTACCGGTCCCGGTGAGGGTGTTGTAGGTGATGGCGTTGGTCCAGGTAGTGTTGTCGTCGATCATGTAGTCGACGTACACAGTCCAGTCGTTGGTTGGCAGAGGACTACAGGAGAGCACTAGCGAGCTCAGGAACTTCTTGGACACCAGATCGAAGTCATGCTCCGGGGAGATGGCAGACGCATTGCTCTGGTACTCGTCGGGGCGGGCCCACAGGGTGCGGTCAGTCGAGCCTGTGTGGGCGGTCCAGAAGATCCCGTCGTCATTCACCACCGGGTTCTGCAGCGGCGGAGAGTCCGGGTCCCCGATCTCGTCATACGCCAGGCACGCAAAGCCGCCAGACACAGAGTCGATCTGGAACAGGGCATGGTTTAGGTTGGTGGAGTCCAGATGTTCGGACACGACAAAGTGGTCGAGCATGCGAGCACCGCCACCGGTCACATAGCCCAGGTCGTGGCCCTTGCGCAGCTCCCCGAGGGTACCGTAGGACTGGTCAGGGGTGATGTAGAGAATGGCCCGCTCCTCGGCAGGGTCCCGGTAGATGCCTACCAGATAGATCGTGCCGTTGTGGGCCCACATACCCTCGCCCTGGAAGCCCTCGATGCGTGCGATCTCGGCACCGTAGCCGGCGCCGGCAGCAGAGGTAGGAGTGATCTCCCGGACGGAGGTCCAGCCGGCCCGGGTAGAGACCATGACGTATATCTTGCCACCGTTAGAGCACATGTGGTTGCCGTAGCGGTTGGTGGTGTATCCAGTGTTGGTCCAGGAGTCGACCACAGTGGCGTCACCCGCAGTGCCTGTGCCGGCCTTGTCAATCTCGTACACCTGCCCGTCCTCGGGGCGGTACGTGTACACGTAGTTGTCGGTCTGGGCCATGAATCCGTACTGTATCGAGTCCATGCTGGTTGCCACGGTAGCGGGAACACCGGAGGCCCATTTCCAAACCTTGCCGGTACCCGACTCCACGAAGAAGACGAAGTCCTCATCGGCCACAGGCTGTGCGGCCACACCGTTAGTCATGCCGGTCAGCGTGTTCGCCGCACCCCACTTCGCACCGTCCCACAGGTGCCTCTTACCTGATACGCCGGTCACACGAGTGAAGAAGTACAGGGACCCGCCCTTCTTGACAGGCCATCCCTGCTCAGCGAAGTCAGCGGAGCCAGTGGAATCCTGAGTGGTCTGCACGTAGTAGCCGGCGCTCAGCTTGCCCGGCTCCTCGAACGCACGTACCCGAGTCAGCTCCCAGGCACGCCCAGCCTCCTCACTCTTGGTGGTGAGCTGGCCCTCGCCCTGGCTCCAGTCGGTCCAGTTCCACAGCAGGATCTCGGGGCGGGGCTGGAACTTCGCAGCAGACTCCCCCTGCACCGTCACAGCGTTGGGGGGACGCAGCGGCTCGCCTCGCACAATGTGATGCTGCCCGTCAACCGACTGGGCTAGCCTGTACTTGACACCATCTATCTCGATGTGATGGGTTGAATCTATCACCGTCTCCACCTCCGAGCACGGTTCTGACGTACCGTACCCGGCAGGTTCTGACGCTCTACGGCGAGCTGGCCGGCCTCGGCCCGGGCACGGATGAAGTACTCGCCCTGATACCAGCGGGCGTCCCGCATGCCCTGACCGGGTTGGACTGTCCGATCGGAGAACACACCCGGATCTTGGGTGCGGGGAGCGATGGACATACCCAGCAACAGGACCGCTGCCCCAAGAGCAACGATCTCGACCTGCCGGTCCAGAAGTGCGGTGGCGTCGGCCGGGATCTTGGCGTAGGTGTAGTACGCAGTGGGCTTAGAAGAGCTCACATCGCCCCAACCGAGAATCTGGAGTCCGATACCCGAGGCATTCCATCCAGTCGGATCTGAGCTAATCTGAGTGATCTGACGGAAAGGTAGACCACGGGGGATGAGTGTGTCGGTCTCCTGGTAGTACAGATCGAGCACACCGTACTGCTTCATGATGTCCGTGTCAGTGATCTCGATGAACTCGACCGTGGAGTCGTACGTGATCGAGCCGGTACCCCACACATGGATGCCCCACGCCTCCAGGCCGTAGATGGACGCCTCGACAGCGTCATCGATCTCGTACTGAGACCAGCGGGGGTTCTTGCGGACACGGTCAGCCGTGCCGGTGGAGTCAGCAGCAGTGGTGTCCTCGTAGGCTCGGGACACCGTCAGGGTGTTGGTCGCCACGGAGAGTACCAGCATTTTCTCGCCAGTTGTCTCATTTTCTACGACATCGTTCTCTGACCAGTCAGCACCGTCGATGACATCGATCGTGCCGTCAGCAGCCACGTACGAAGAGGTAATGGCAGACGTAAAAGGACGCTCCTGCGGTTGGGCGCCGTACAAGTAGTTGTAGACCTTCTGACGAAGAGCAGCTACGGTGGTGGCCATGGCTTAACCTATCAGTTGGGCTGTGACTTGATACGTAATGGAATCCGTGTCTGCGTGCGTAGCAGTGATCTTGACCTGCTCAGGCACCGGGCAGTTAGCGCTCACGTTGGCGGTGGCCGGCAAGCCAACACCGATACGCAAGAGCTGCGTGCCCACAGCGGCTACAGCGGCCGAGGCCAGTAGCGTAGACGACTTGCCGGTGAGCGGGTCGTAGTAGTCGATGTCGACAACCACAGACGCAGCAGCCGGATCAGCCGTGCAGTCGATGAACAGGTACAGATACTCCGCACCCTCACAGTTGATCTCAACTGCATCGGGCGTGGCTGTACGGGCGGCAGAGGCGAATACCTCGATGGAACGTTTACTCATACGAGTAGTGTAGCAGACGCTACTGGATGCGTATGTCCAGATCCCGCAGATCAGGGGACACACCGTCACCGAACCGCTGCTTGTTGATGAAGTGGGCCCGCTTGCCGGCCTCCCGCTTCAGATACTCGAACACCTGCGCCGGTGTGGCTGGGTACAGGGGCGTCCCAGGCAAAGGCTCCAGGAACTCGGGAGACCCAGCCGGCAGCTCAGGCACACCATCACGCAGAGGGTTGTACCCCTGGTAGCTGTCGGGCAGCTTCTGATAGTGCTTCAGTAGACGGGCAGCCAGGATGCCTACGATCTTGTCCCGCTGGTCACGGGGCAGGGGGTAGAGCTCTTCCTTCGCCTCGGCCTCCTTGACCTTCTCCTCTGTGTCAGCGAAGTTGATCTTGCCACGGTGGTACTCAACGCCAGGTAGCTCATTGATGGGTGTAAGGCGGGTGATGCGTCCAGTGTGCACGTCCCTGTCCACGATCACAGGCTCCTCCTGCATGAGGAACCCATCGCCGAGGTCGATCGAGCCTTCCTCCAGCTCCTTCCTGAACGAGCTGCGGTCGGCCTGATGGTCGGCGAGGTTGGTGTCGGTGATCTCAGTGACAGTGACGTCTTCAAGGATGATGTCGGGGGAGTCTCCTCCCCCTTCATCCTGGTCACCCGGCAGGAGGAGCCCCGGCTTGGTGAGCTCTCGCTCGATCCGGTGCTGCTCCAGCCTCTCTAAGCCGTCCATACGACGGCTGGGGTGATAGTCGCTCATTAGCTACCGGACCAGACACGGCTGGTGGTGACGTCACGCCCGAGGGCGCTCATCATACCGCCGGCATCCTTGAACCGGTTCGGGAGCGTGTGCTTGGCGTGCCGCAGAGTGCAGAATCCGGTGAACTCTCCCTCCGTAGCAGCCTGAGCCCAACAGTCCCAAGCGGCACAGAACACAGGGCGTAGGGTGTCCCAATCATGCAAGAAGATATGGATGCCCTTGCGCTCCATCCGGCGCAGGCCAATGGCGTCGAGGGGGTCCCCGCCGCCTGTGTTGTTGATCTGAGCCTCGAACGGGATCTGGGTCCAGCGGCCATCTTTGTGAAGACCCTTGACGTTGTAGAGCCGCTTCTTCGGGAGGTTCCGGCCCGGGCGGGTGAAGTGTAGGAACTCCACATACTCAGGCTTAATCACGAACTCCTGGTCCTCAGACATCGTAGCGATCTCGACGCCTTCAGGAATGACTGCGGCTTGACCGTGCGGGCCGTAGAACTCGAAGTCCACTCCATGGACCTCTTTGGGGTAGGGGATGTCAGACTTGATGAGCTCCAGGCTCTCAGCCGTAGCGCCTCGGGCGCCCCCCTTCTTACGCAAAACGCCAACACCAGAGGTGTCGTTACGCTTCTCAGCCGCCGCAACAACCTTCTTCTGGTTGGCTACGGCCTCTTTCTTCATCTCATCGGTGACGAGGTCTTTCGCCGCCTTCTCGGTTACTTCCCGTTTCCTTCCCACTACTGGCTCTGCCATGATGATTCTCCTTGTGTGTAGAGGGTTGGTGTCTGGGGGGAAGATGCGTGACTCCGCCCCCAGATTTGTGCCATCGTCACGCCTCCGGTCGATCCTTTATGCCGATCCAACTTGCATCACTGACTTGATTTATAGAGCGCCAGTCTACTCCAATTGCTTAGGCGTCCGTAACGGCCTCAACACCGGCGTTGTCTTCGACCTCGCCAACACCGTAGTAGGCGGTCGCAACCAGGACCCATCCACGGATGGGCGCCCAGCGCATTGCCTCGACCTTAGCCGCATGCTTCTGGACCATACCCAGTGCGTAATTCTTGATGAAGAACCCACCTGCACGGTCAGCAGCGGCGTTAGCGGTCGGAACGTTGGTGCTAGAGAACACGTCGATCTCGAACCAGCTACCGAAGTAGCCGCCCCGAGCCTTGGAGATCTTCGACATCCGTTCGCCCTGATAGATCGAAGCCGAATCGGCTTCAAGCTCAGTACGGATATCAGCGGTCTGACGGGGGTGCAGAACACCCACAATCTCGCCAAGACCAGCCGCATCGTTGACCTCAAGGTTGTAAATCGCATCGAGGAAGTGCGTCAATGCAATGTTCGAACCTGAGGTACCGACTGCAGTGGAGAATCCACCGAGCAGGGCACAGATATCAACATCCATCTTGTCACCGAGCGCACGGCCGAGCTGACGGAGACGAGCCCCGTGAGCAGCGGCGATGTCGTTCAGATCCAGCACGTCCGTAATGGTCGCCATGATCCCAATCTCCGCTGCGGAGATGGTGACCGAAGCCGAGGTGAGAGCGGTGTTTGACAGCTCTGTACCTTCAGCAACAGCGGCTGCAGTGAACTTGCTAGCCTTGGGAATCTTGACGGTTGCAGATGCGTCACCAGCCAGGTCGTAGAAATCGAGCAGGGCCGGCGTCACAACGTTAGCCATAAGCGCATCCTTGACCTCGTCGGAGAGGATGCTCGCATAGGAGACATCATCAAAGGTCGACGTGGTTGTCGGGTTTGTCGCAAAATCGCTTGCCATCTAAGTTTTCCCTCCTTTCACTGTGAGTATTTGTAGTGGTCGGTCGGCTGCAAGACCTTCTAGCTACTCCGAGCTGTCATAGGGATTCGTGCCCCGTGGGACGGGGTCGTTCCCTGAAAGCTGGACTTTCCCTTGGCGGAGGGCTTGATCGGCCGCAGCCCTGTCCGACTGAGACAGCTTGATCCACTCTGCTCTCGTCATCTGTTCAGTAGATGCGCCGCCAGCGCTTCCACCTGCAGACGAACCACTACGAGAGAGAGCTGCCAAGGCGCTCCGGTCAGGTTCGGCCGGTACTTCGTCCTGCTCTTCCTCTTCCACAGGAGCGGGTTCTCCAGAGCCTTCACTCGGCGCCGCTGTCGAAACCTTCCCGAGGTTGTACTGACTTGCGAAAGCCTCAACCGCCTCGGTCGTCGGGACTACAAACTCGTCGCCGGCCACACTCTCATAAAGTGCGCCCGCCTCTGGTCTGTAACCCGCAGACTCGAAGGCTGCCGAAGCCGCCACCGTCCGTAGTTCCCCGTTCTGCTTTCGCAGTCCAGCGATCTGCTTGTTCTGCTGGTCGATCCGTTCCCTCAGTTGAGGAATAGTCTCTTCGTTGCTCATGGTCTTACCTCCTGAGCTGTTTGTGCCGCTATGATGCTCCAGGGTTTGCGGCTGTACGTCCCGGCCACCTGGGAATACCGAGAGAGATTTACAGGCTGTATATTAGCTGCTGCGCAAGCCACTCAGTGACCTCGTCTGCGGGGTGCCCTGGGCGGTGAAGCCCTGGAACGGCTGCAGTCTCTTAGCTCGCTCCTTCTGGGCCGACGCCATGACACGCTGGATGTTCTGGCCCACCACAGCGGCGTCTCTGCCAGAGCGCAACGGCTGATTCAGGTTGAGGTCGATCAGGTCCTCGACATCCAGATCATACTTGCCGAGGTTGATCTCGTGCCGCAGGCGCAGGGCAAACTCAGCGCTCTTCTGCATAGCCGCTGTGACGCTCTCAGAGTCCAGGGAACCGGCGGTCTGGAGAGCCACCCGGATCGCATCGTCGGCCGAGAAGAAGTCGCCAAGGCCGGCAGCAGTAGCCTGCTCAGACAACGTGCTGGCCTCCCACACGTCGTAGAGATCCGTAGGTGCGGAGCCGGCAACGAAGTCGAACATGTCCTGCAGGGTAGTGATCTGGTCCAGCCCCTGTGCACCGAGGATGCCGTTGAATGCCTCCAGTGCGGGGCGGAACTTCTGCATCCTATCGAACGTCTTCACAGTGGTGTCCACAGTGGTGATGCTGTGTCCCTTCTCCAGCAACGCCCCGATCGTCTCGGGGGACGCCAGCGACGGGTCGAGGCCCGCTCCAGTGAGAGCCTGGCGGGTGCCGGCCTCAAACTCCAGCCACCCTGTGATGGCGTCCTCCATGGTGGAGTTGGCGGTCTCCTGGATCTTGGCGATGCCGGGGAAGCGAGCCTTGAAAGCATCGGTATCCGACAGTTTATCGATGACCCACGAGAGCGGCTTGTCCTCCGACTCGGCCACGAAGATGATGTCCATGGCGGCGCCGTCCTTAGCGGCCCACTCAGGCAGCACGCCCCCATCTAGGGCAATTGCCACCATGCGGTGATAGCGGTCCTCGAACTCACCGGTACCCTCCACGTCGGTGATGCTGTCGATAAAGAGGTGATTGGGGTCTTGTAGGAAGGACTGCAGCTCGATCTCTTTGAACCCTGTGGGTCGCATGCCTTCGCCGAAGAGCAGATCCATCTGATCGGGGGTAGCCTCGAACAGGCCCCTCTTGCCTGAGCCCGGGAGCTGGTAGCTGACGTACCACTTGCCGAGATCCTTGTCGTAGAACCACTCCATGTTGCGGCTGGTCATGATCGTCATGCCGGGAACATCTTCTGTGCCCGGGTCGCCTACGCCCTCGCTGCCGCCGCCGGCATCCGCATCTACATCGGTAGGGGCAGTGCCTACACCGCCGCCGGCGGGGGCCCCTCCTGTCGCCAGGAAGTCCCCGTAGTTGATACCGCCATCGTTTCCACCCTTGATGATCGCCTCGGCGGTGGCCTGGTCAATGCCGTACTTCTCGATGAGCCGGTCGGCAGTGACGACGTGCTTAAAGATATCGTCCCGCAACTGGTTCTCGTCCCGGGGCCGGCTACCGGTGCCGGCAAGATCCTGGAGCCACCCATTGATACGGTCCACAGGGAACTGATCCGCCAGCTCCGGGAACTCTTGCATGATGAGCTCAAGGGTCCGAGCAATCGTGCCGTACCCGGCCTCCTCGAACATCTGGATGTAGTGGGTTGTGCTGCTAGCAGCCATCTGGTCAGCCACGGAGCACTCCTCTCAATTGGCTCAGACGGGAGTACACCTTGTTCAGGAAAGGGGACGAGCCCGTAACGGTATCGGTCTGTTGCAGCCTGGAGGCCAGTTGGGCCTGGCTGGCGCCGAACTGTGCGGCCCCGATGGCCCGCTCCTCAGCTTCACCGGGCGCAATCTGTGAAGCCATCTGATACAGCGGAGCGATGTACTGGCGAGGGTCCATGCCCTCGGGCAGGTTGCGGTAGATGCTCTTGAACCTACCGGTTTCTTTGACACGCTCCTCTACGAACGTGTCGAAGTCGATCTTCTTCTCTCCCTTGCCGGCCACCACAGCGTCGACGTAGGACCGGGCTATGCCCCTGGGATCGGCCCAGGGCTCCAGGACAAGGCTCTTCTTGAGGCGGTCGGCCCGGTTGGCGAGCTCGTCAACGTCGTAGGAGTCACGGATCTGTTGAGGAGTCAGGCCACGCCGGCCACCTCCACCGCCGCCCCCGCCACCGCCGCCACCGCCCGAGATGGACATGAACGGGGTGAGGTCGGAGTCGAGGCTCCCGTAGAAGCGCATACCGAAACCGAGCAGAGTCTTCCAGCCCTCCGTGGTCTGGGTGTAGTAATCACGAACCGAGCCCGGGTCCTGACCAAAGCCAGGGCTGAAGAGCTCACCGTAAGCCGCCTGCAAGAACGAGTCCCAATTAGCGTTGAACATGTTCATGGTCGGATAGGGATCTTCGCCTGCCGCTATAGCGGCGTCGAGTACTATCTCATTGAGCTGCTTCCTCAGCC